CCCAAGCGGCGTAGCCAGTGGGGTCACCTGCGTTCAGCCCCCCGCCAGGGGTGGTTGCAGCCGGTGCCGGTGCAGCAGGAGCGGGAGCTGCGGCAGGAGCGGGAGCAGCGCCGCCCGTGGTGCCGCCTGTGGTGCCGCCAGTTCCACCCGTGGTGGCTTCCATCTCGTCAGGGATGATCACCGACACGTCATCAGTCGACCCACCGTCAACTTGATCGGCAGGGTCGGGGCTAACGGTTGCGGCCACCTTGGCGGCAGCTGTCTTCTTGGTGGCCATAGATAAGGAGTGGCTGCAACCAGTCTGCCTACACTGAAGTAACTGAGTGGGGCACTCGATGATGGGCTGCGTGCGCCTCTACCTGGAGGTCAAGGAGTCGGTGCCCGAGCAGCACCGCCCACCGATCACCACGCCGATCATTGACTGCGACCCCGAAGAAGCGCAGTTTCTGAAGCGTCGTCTGCAGCGACGCGGCTACACCGTCCTCGCTGTACCCCTCTGATGGTGCTCCCCGTTATCACCACGGTTGAGGCGGACGCCTACTTCGCCACCACCCCCCGCGCCGCAGCGTGGGCCGCTGTTACCGGCGACCCAGACATCCTGCTGACCGAGGCGCAGACCTGGCTGGCCGCACTCTGCTGGGACGAGACCACCGACTGCTGCGGCAACGACTTCGAGGCGGCCTACACCCGCGCCGTCAGCGAACTGGCCCTGGCGCTGAGCACCAACCCAACGGCGCTCATCGGCACCAGCGCTGCCAGCGGCGGAGCCACCGGCCCCGTCAAACGCCAGAAGCTCGATGCGCTTGAGATTGAATACTTCGAACCTGGGGGCAGCAGCTCAGCGGCGTCGGGCAGTCGGTTCGGACCTAAGGCTCCCCTCGTCCTGCGGGCTTTTCCCTGGCTGTGGGACATCATCGGCTGCTGGGTCAAGAACTCAGGTAGCAACCAACTGGCTTACCGGGTTAGGAGCTAGAGTATTCAAGTTCTAAAGACAACCCATGAGCGGAGCCGCTCGCAAAGGACGGGAGCTTCCCCAGCATCGCTGGACCCCTGAAGAAGATGAGGTTCTTCGAGAACTCGCCGGTACTGTCTCAGCCAAGGACATTGCCGCTCGCATCGAGGGCGTGACCAAGATGCAGGTGCAGACCCGTTGTGAGTCCTTGGGCCTGGAATGGCGAGTCAAGGGTCGGATGAAGGCTGCGCTGGAGGCTGGAGAAAAGTTCTTTGAGCCGCTACTCCCGTGCAAGCGAGGGCACCTGTCCCTTCGGCGTGCAGTTAACGGTGCCTGCATCGAGTGTGAGCGTTTGATGCAGCGGGGGTCGGTTCACAAGCAGCACTACAAGGCCCGCAAGCGGGCAGCTACCCAAGAACAGCTGCCTATTGAGGAGAAGCGGAAGATCTGGGCCATCTATCGCCGTGCCCGTCAACTGACCGAACAGACGGGCATCCCTCACGAAGTCGATCACATCATTCCCTTAGCAAAAGGAGGAAAACACGAGAGCGCCAACCTCCAAGTGCTTACTGCCCACGAAAATCGGAAGAAGTCAAGCCTCCTAAACTTCGAGGTAGCAGCGGCGGCCTGAGCCTTGTCAAAAGTCGATCAGGTTTTCGGCGGACTGCCAGGTCCCCTGATCGCTGAGTGGGGCCAGGCGGCCACCTTCGTTGCGGTCACTGGCAGCGGCACCTACGACCCCGCCACCGGCGACATCACCCCCGCCGAAACCCGCACCCCAGTGAAGGTGGTGATCACCAAGATCGATCCGACCGAATACGGCGGGCTGTATCAGGCCAGCGACTGGAAGGTCTACATCGACCCCGCCCAGATCGGCGGCCACACCATCACCACCAAGGACAGCTTCGAGGTGCCCACCGCCGGCGCCACGGTGGTGGCCAAGGTGATCAACCCCGTCACCTACCGCGGCGACAACCCTGTCCTGTTCGCCTGCATTGCGAGGCCCCAGTAATGGCACTCAACAAGTCATTCAAGGACTTCGAGATGCGCAAGATCCGCGAAGCCACCCGCAAGGCCATGGAGGAGATGGCAGCAGGCACCGTTCAGCTGCTGCAACAGAAGGGTCCGTACTGGGACGGCTACTTCGCCAATGCCTGGGAGGTGAAGCAGGGGGACGTTGACATCCCCGCCACGACGACGGGCAAGAGCTACTACGACCTCGATGAGGCTGAGCAACGGCGAGGGCCCGAACCCGAGGACAACAGGGTCTACACGGCACCGATTGTCCCTCCCGCTGACCTGCGTAAGGGCTACACCATCGGCAACTCCATGGAGTACCGCGCCATCGCCATGGACTTAGAGGACGGCCGCCTAAAGAAGGGCCCAGGCACCGCCGAGAGGGACTGGTACGCGAAGCTAGTGGAGGGCGGCGAGCTGATCCGCATCAACAAGCGCTTCGTTGAGGACTCGTTCAAGGAGGAGTTCAAATGACCCTGCAAGCCTGCCGCAAGGTGCTGGAAGACGCGGTAAAAGCCGGCGCAGGAGCAGTGACACCGGCTGTCCCAGTTTATGTAGACAACCAGGAGTACACCGACAACGACGCCACCAAGGAGTTTGTGTTGGTGCGGGTGCACTTCGGCACCACATCGGAGCCGACCCTTTGCGAGAACATCGAAAACTTGCGTGGCTCGCTGGTGGTGGAGATCTTTACACCAAAGGGCAAGGGGCCAGGTCGCGGGCAGACCATCGCCACCGAGATCGCCAAAACGCTCAACAAGCTCACCTACCGAACAACCGCCCGCGCCAGGGCTCGAGTGCTCGGCATCAACGGGCCCAGCTTCACCGCTCTTGACGGCCGCCCCCACTACATGACGCGGTTAAGCGGGCCGCTGCTGGCTTCTTACACTTAGGTCACGCCTGGGCCCCCACAGGCAGCACAGACGCCCCCGCCTGTCGTTTCACTGAGGTACACCAGTGCCCATCGCATGTTCTACTCAGGCCCTTACAGGCCAAGAGGGCAGCATCTACTTCATGCCGCCCGGCACTCAGTTCTGCCTGCAGGACAAGAGTGACTTCCCCGCTGGCACCAGCATCACGGTGCCTGGTGATCACGACTTTCGTGTTGGAGATCCTGTCGTTTTCAAGGAAGAAGGGATTGCCAACATCGACTCGGCGCTGACTTCGGGCACCACCTACTACGTGGTGGCCAAGACCGCTAACAGCATCACGGTCTCTGCGACAGATGGCGGTCGTCCCATCACCCTGAACGGCGATGGTGGATCGGCAGCCACCACCGGCCCGATTGCCACGCTCGGCACCGTTGTCGGCGGCACTGGCTACGTCGATGGCACCTATAACGCGGTTCCCCTGACCGGCGGCACCGGCACTGGCGCAACCGCCAACATCACCGTGACGGGCACCGCCGTTACCGCTGTCACCATCGTGGCAGCAGGTACGGGCTACACCGCCGGTGACACGCTTACGGCAGCAGCAGCAGCACTGTCCGGTGCTGGCGCGTTGGTCGGTGGCGGCACCGGCACTGGCTTCACCGTCCCTGTGGCCACCATCACAGCGACCAAAAACGACACCGTTGGCGGTAAGAACCACATCAATGTGTCCTACGCCGCCTATCAATCGGTGTGCCAGGCCCGTGAATTTAGCTTGTCACTTTCCAGGGAATCCCTGGACGTAACCACGCTTCCCTGTGGTGTTAGTCCTGGCGGCGGCAAGTACGCCAGCTTCCGCGCCACTCAGGCTGGTTACGCCAGCGGTGAAGGTTCGGTGTCGGTGTACTTCACCAGTGACAAAAAGACGATGGCCAATCGTCTGCTGGGCGCCACCATGCTCAAGTCCCAACTGGGCGCTTGGGTGAAGCTGTACATCAACACCGTTGATGACGGCACGGGTAAACCCAAGGACGTTGATTCGCTCTACATCGAGGCACCTGTGAGCATCACGGGCATGTCGTTCTCGGTGAATCCAGATGATGCCATCACGGCGGAGCTGAGCTTCACCATCAACGGTCAGCCCAAGCACCTCTTTGATCTGGACCTCTGATCATGCCTATAGCCTGCTCAACAACCAGTGTTCTGACCGGGCAGGACGGCAGCCTGTGGTTCGCTCAACCCGGTGCAACACTCTGCCTGGAGCTGAACAGCTTCAAGGCTCACGGGGTCCTGGTCGGTGCCGGCAGCACTTTTGCTGTTGGTGACGTTCTGACCTTCACGCCCGAACGAGGGGCGTTACTACCTGAGGCAACACCAGCACTTGCGGCTGGTGGGCGGTACTACGTCGTGGCGGTGGATGCCCCCGCGCCGGGGTATATCAGCGTCTCGCCAACGGCTGGCGGCACGCCCGTGGCGTTCCCCATTGCTGATGTGCCCTACGACAACGCCACCGCCACCTGCGTGGTGGTGGTTGTGGGGGACTACGCCAACAGCGATGTCACCAACGGGACCGCCAGCCTTTGCACCGCCGCCCCGACTTACAGCAGCCCGGCGTTTGAACCAGGGACGGCGGACTACGACAACGCCAACGTGGCACCGCGTTGGTTGTTTGACGTGCCGCTGTCCACGGTTCCTGTGGTGTCTGGCGGGCACATTCGCATTTCGGAATCGCCCGAAGTGGTCTGTGATGTGCGGGAGTTTTCCGCTCAGGTTGAGCGGGAGACGCTTGATTCAACCACGCTGCCGTGCAAGTTTGGCGCCAGCAGTAAGTTTGCGCAGTTTCGCCGCACGCAGTCTGGCTATGCCGGGCTGTCGGGCAGTGTCTCGGTGTACTTCACTGACGCCAGCGAATCAGCCGCCCGCAAGATGCTTCGCGCCGTCATGGAGCGACAGCAATACGGCGCGCGACTGAAGCTGTACGTCAACACGCTGGCGGATGCTGGTGGCGTGGTGGATGACCTGCGATCCAACTACCTGGACTTTCCTTGTGCATTGACGGGCATGAGCCTGTCGGTGACGTCCAGCGACATCATCACTGCAGAGGTGCAATTTGAAGCGACGGAGCGCCCGACTGGACTGTTCCAGTAGGGTCAGCGCGGAATGTTCGCCCTCGTGCAAGCGGGGGCTTTTCATTGGCGTTACGACCTATACTTAACTGAGTAGTTACTTGCAACTGCATGGCATCAGCCATCCGCGCCATCGACCGCCTGAAGAACGCCGCCAACTTGGTGCCCAGCCGTAAGGACGTGGAGTTGTCGGACGCCACCACCTTCACCTTCTGGTCGAAACCGCTGACCATGGCGGAGCGTGACCGCGCCCAGCGCAACGCCAAGTCCGAAGACGCCAACGCCTTCGCGCTGCAGCTGCTGGTGGACAAGGCTCTCGATGAGAACGGCCAGAAGCTGTTCAACGCGGGTGACATCGCCGACCTCCGCAATGCCGTCCGCGACGCTGACCTGCAACAGCTGATGTTGGCGGTGCTCACCGCCCCTGACGACGAGGCACCCCTGGAGCCCAAAAGCGCTGCAGGCGGAACTAAGTAAGGACAACTGGATGCTCCTGTCCTTCGCGGTGGCGAAGGAGCTTGGGATGACCATCACCCGCCTCTGGAGTGAGATCACACCCGAAGAGATGCTCGGGTGGAGCGCCTACTTCGGCTACCTCAACGACGAGCAGGAGAAAGCAATGAAGCGGGCCCGCCGTTAGGCCCGCTTTTTACTGCCCACCTACACTGAGGCAACGCAGTTAGGGCCTGGCGTTTTGGCTGACTACAACCAGAACATCAGGGTCACAGCTAGCACCAAGGACGCTGAGCGGTCTCTAGAGCAGCTGACCAAACAGCTGGACCGCATCTCCACAACCCAGCTGGGCACGGTCTTCAAGATCCACGGCCTGGAGCGCACCTTCAACACCGTTACGCAGGTGCAGAAGGCGGTATCCGCGCTCGGGGCGTCGTTCAGGAGCATCAGCTCACCGGGGCGTGGGGCCCTGGCAGACGCTTTCGGTACGGCAGCCAAACAAGCCGACGACTTCTACAGGGCCATTGCCGACGGCAACGCCAAGGCCACCACCAACTTCGCCAAGACCACTGCAGGGCTTCGGGAGCAGGCATCTGCTTTCCGCACCCTGGCAGCCAACGTCGACTACGCCAGCGACAAGTTTGCCAACTATGTCCAAGGTGCCCAAGCCGCTGCAGACACCAGCTTCAAGGCGCAGATCGCCGAACTCAAGGCGCTGCAAAAGCTCTACCAAGACGGTCTGACTGGCCAGGGCAACGACATCACCGGCAGCCGCATGGGTGCTGGCCTGTTCGAGGAGATCGGCAAGAATCTGCCGCGTTCTCAGGCCGCCCTGGAGGCATACAGAAGCGAGCTGGAGCGCATCAGCCGACTGGTAGACCCCCAGACCATCTCTGCCCTGGGCATCCAGCAGGAGATCGCCAAGACCACCCAACTAATCAACCAGCTCGGCGCAGAGCTGACGGATGTTGAGCGGGCCGCCAGGGGGCTGCCCACCGTCAGCGAAGAACGCCGCGACTTCAACACCTACAACACCAACCAACGCCGCAAAAGCTACCTCAATACGGTGGCCAATGAGTGGGCGCAGGTCGATCAATCGATCGCCCGCATCGTGCAGCAGCCCACCGACTTCACCAAGGCACTCGGTTTGGACAGCGCGGAGGACAAGCTCCGCCGTTTCAACGCCGAGATGGAGCAGGTGCAGCAAGCTCTCGGCGCCATGGAAGGGCGTGGCGGCACCAACCCGTTCGGTATCACCGCCGAGCAGATCGAGATGGCGGACCACAACGCCAAGCAGTTCAAGGCGTCGTTGGAGCAGGTAAACGCCGAGCTGGCCGACCTGATGCAGGTCCACCAGGCCCTCGGCCGCATGGAGGGCAGGGCAGCCAACCCCTTCGGCATCGACCAAGCCACCGTCAATGAAGCCCGCTTCAGAGAAGCGCAGCAGTTTGCCGACTTCCAGCAGGACACGATCCGCCATGCCATCGCCATGGAGCTGGACGGCATCGACGCCGTTCTAGACGCCCAGCTGAAAGCCAACAAGGCGGCCCAAGCCGACTGGGACAAGCGCTTCAAGGAGCGCACCAGCAAGGAGACCGGCGCTGCAGGCCGTCGCCGCAACAGCTTCGGCGCCAAGCTCGAAGGTGCCGCCATCGGTGGTTCCTTCCCGCTGCTGTTTGGCGGTGGCGCCGGCTCGGTGATCGGCGGTGCGCTGGGCGGCCTGAACACCGCCAACCCGATCTTCTCGGTGTTTACCA